CGTTATGGCACCAGAGGTAATGTGAGAGGTTACACTTATAATGACGAAATGCAAGGACAAGCCATACTGCAATTGGCTCAGATTGGTTTACAGTTTGATGAATCAAAATCAGACAATCCGTTTGCTTACTACACAGCGGCAGTTACAAACTCATTTGTTAGAATTATTAATATCGAAAAACGTAATCAAAACATAAGAGATGATATTTTGGAAATTAACAACATGATGCCCAGTATGAGTAGACAGACTTCGGGCGATACGGGTGCACCAAAATCAGCGGCAAAAACCAAAGTTAGCAAAAAAACAAAAAAGTAGTTGACAAATACAACACTTTCGTGTATTCTTAAGAAAAGTAGGAGATTATTTTGTTCAAAAAATTAGCAGTTTTCACCGATATTCATTTCGGATTGAAATCCAATTCTAAATTACACAACGATGACTGTGAGGAATTCGTTGATTGGTATATCGAGTTAGCAAAAAAACACGGATGTGAAACAGGATTATTTTGTGGTGACTGGCATCACAACAGAAACAGTGTGAACATAACCACTATGGATGCTTCCATAAGATGTTTAGAAAAATTAGGAAAAGCATTTGATAACTTTTATTTTTTTCCAGGCAATCATGATTTATATTACAAAGACAGCAGAGATATACAATCTGTAGAATTTGGCAGATTTATTCCAGGAATTACCATGGTTAACAAAATTACAAAAATAGGTGACACTATATTAGTGCCGTGGTTAATAGACAATGAATGGAAAAAAGTTGGCAACATGGAATGCAAATATATGTTTGGTCACTTTGAATTACCCAACTTCTTTATGAACGCAATGGTGGAAATGCCTGACACAGGAGAGTTACGAGCGAGCGATTTCAAAAAACAAGAGTATGTGTTCTCTGGACACTTTCATAAAAGACAGGTCAAAAACAATATTCATTATTTGGGCAATCCTTTTCCACACAATTATGCAGATGTCGATGACGATGACCGAGGCATGATGATATTAGAACATGGCACAGAGCCTGTTTATTTCAACTGGGATAATTGTCCCAAGTACAGAAATGTAAAATTAAGCACACTGTTGGACAAAACCAAAGAAATTATGAAAAAGAAGATGCATCTACGAGTTACATTAGACATAGACATCAGTTTTGAAGAAGCCAGTTATATCAAAGAGACTTTTATGAAGGAATATAATTGTAGAGAAATGACATTAATCCCAAGCAAACAAGAAGAAGAAATAAACACAGAACTTGATATCACAAAATTTGAAAGTGTGGATCAAATTGTCTCTAAAGAAATTGAAACAATTGAGTCTGATGCATTTGATAAATCTGTTTTGCTTAAAATATATAGAGATTTAAACAATGATACTGATTAAAACACTTACTGTAAAAAACTTTATGAGTGTGGGTAATCAAACCCAAGCAATAGACTTTCAACAAAAATTGTTAACATTGGTGTTGGGTGAAAACTTAGACATGGGAGGTGATGATGCAGGGTCACGTAATGGTACAGGTAAAACCACCATTGTTAATGCACTGAGTTACGCATTGTATGGTGAAGCACTTACAAAAATACGTAAAGACAATCTAGTGAACAAAACCAACGGCAAGGCTATGTTGGTCACAATAGCATTTGAAAAAGATGGTGTAAATTACAGAGTGGAGCGTGGAAGAAAACCTAATGTAATGAAATATTACATAGACGATCAAGAGCAAGAATTATCAGATGTCAGTCAAGGCGATTCACGTAAAACACAAGAAGACCTAAACAGAATGATTGGAATGAATCCAAAAATGTTCAAACACATTGTGGCTTTGAACACATACACTCAACCTTTTTTAAGTTTACACAACAATGAACAACAAGAAATAATTGAACAACTATTAGGAATTCAGTTGTTGTCTGAGAAAGCAGACATCTTAAAAACACACATCAAACGTTCAAAAGAAGACATAGCACTGGAAACAGCACGTTTAGAAGGTTTAAAAATTAGCAATGAAAAAGTAGAAGAAACAATTCACAGTTTAAACAACAAAAGCAGTGCTTGGCAAAATCAGAACACCACAGACATAGAAAAATTAGAAAAAAACTTAAAAGAGTTAGAAAGTGTAGACATTGATAAAGAATTAGAAACACATCAAAAACTTGAAGATTGGACAAAACTGAACGATGTGTTAAGACAATTGCAAAAAGACAGAGCTGGTTTGGAATCGACCATCGAACAAGCAGATAAGACAGCAAAAAAATTATATGATGATCTAGAAAAACTTAATCACAAAGCCACTTGTTATGCTTGTGGTCAGGATCTGCCTCAAGATAAAATAGAACAAATGCAGAAAACTTTGGAAGAAGAATATGGAGAATCCAACAGTTATGTGATGGAATTAGCACAACAATTGGAACAAACTGTAAAAGACATCGAAGCAGTGGGCGATTTGGATCAAAGACCCGACACATACTATGATACCATAAAAGAAGTATATGATCACAGACAATATGTGGAATCAATCAACACAGCACTTGTTAACAAAAAAGAAGATGCTAATCCATATCTAGATCAAATAGATGAATTAAAAAATCAAGCAGTACAAAAAATAGATTGGGACACAGCAAATACACTGCAAAAATTAAAAGAACATCAAGAATTTTTACACAAACTGTTAACAAACAAAGATTCCTTCATAAGGAAAAAAATAATTGATCAAAACTTAACCTTTTTGAACAACAGGTTAACTCACTACTTGGATCAATTGGGTCTTCCACACTTGGTCACATTTAAAAATGATTTAAGTGTGGAGATCACTCAACTGGGACAAGAACTAGACTTTGACAATCTGAGTAGAGGTGAAAGAAATAGATTAATTTTAGGTTTAAGTTTTGCTTTTAGAGATGTATGGGAAAACTTGTATCAAAAAATTAACTTGTTGTTTTTAGATGAATTGATAGATTCTGGTATGGATTCAGCAGGAGTTGAAAGCAGTTTGGCTATTCTAAAAAAAATGAGCAGAGAATCAGGCAAAAACATATTTTTGATATCTCATAAAGATGAATTAATGGGCAGAGTGAACAACGTGCTTAGAGTTGTTAAAGAAAACGGCTTCACAGCATATGCCAACGATGTGGAAACAAATGACCATTCAAGATGATACTCACGACAAACTGACCCAAGCATACATGGCGTATTTTAAAGCAAACGAGTTGTTTGCCAAGAGGCAAAGCCTTGCCACAAAAGTTGCCGCTAGATTGGCACTGGCAGAAATTAGAATTTTGGCACGTCTTAGACGTAAAGAGCTAGAAGAACAATATAAAGTGTCCAAGATCCACAAACAGCAACAGCGAAAAAAATAATCAGTAAGTATGTCCATATGCCATGGACTTATCAGGGTAAACCCATTCAAACATTGCCGGAAGACTGTGAAGGATTTGTGTATTTGATCACAAACACAACCAATGGTAAACGGTATGTGGGTAAAAAATTAGCAAAATTCAAGAAGACACGTCCGCCACTTAAAGGCAGGATAAACAAACGTAGAAGCAAAGTTGAATCTGACTGGAAAGAATATTGGGGTTCCTCAGATCATCTGAATGCTGACGTGGCAGAATTAGGCGAAGACAAGTTTACAAGAGAAATATTGTACATTTGCAAAACTAGAGGCGTAATGAGTTATCTCGAAGCTCGGGAACAATTCGAAAGACGAGTATTAGAATCCGACGAATACTACAACGGTATCATCAATGTAAGAGTTGGTGGTTCAAGAATCCTAAAAGAAGAACTTAAAAATTACAACAAGGCAATATAGCAACACAACTGATCGTAGATCCAGGAAATGCATTTGAAACATAATGGTGAATCCTGAGTTGCAAGGAAAGTGCTTACTAAAGGCATAAAAGAAGATGCTCTGTGAAAAAGATACAACATCACAACTGCTCACTTTGTTTGTGAAGGGTGCCGCAGTTGACCGTGACTGATGAAGTCTGGAATAGGGAGTTGACGGGTTACCGCTTCCGCACAAAAGTTCCTCTCACAAAATGGCAGGCTAGTCTCGCATGATGTCTACATACTTTTCCCGTTACTGGGTGAAGTATGGATCAACTGTCTGCATGATGACAACATAACTTCGTTATGTAATTGCTTAAATGCTTGAGCACAAGCGAAAAGCAGAACGACGTGAGTCGTTCTTAAACATTAGGATCAAATGATTCACAATCCAACCACACACTGACATCTGGTTCCGCTGACGCAACGTGTTTCAACTTGGTGTGACTCCAGTTTCTAATCTCTAATTCTTTTAATACTGATTCCGAATACACATGAACAACATCTGGTTCCAATTTCAATATCTGTTTGATGGCTGAAGGATCTGGTTTCGATTCGTAAGTCTGTATGGCAGTAACTTCTGGTATGGCACGAAAATCTCTGGCGTACTTGTCTCCGTGGAGCCAAGTGAGTGGGCCTGTGTTTTTGGAACGCAGTTTTAAATCGTTGGCTGTGTGTCGCCAATGAATATTATTTTCTGCGAAGCCCGCCGCCACAAGGCGGTTATAAGTCTTGGATCCCACCGCATACACTTTTTGTTCCAACAGTTCTGACAGACTGTGTGCATAATGATTGATGGCTTCGATGTGGGTGATGATCAGTGCTTGTGCATCTGCAGGAGAGTGTTCAACGGTGGCAGTTTTAAGACAGGGAATCCAGAGGTCGTCTTCATCCAGCTCTTGGGGTCGCACAATTTGTGTGTAAATTTGCATATGTGAATTATTTAGAACGACTGTGTCATTGATTAAATGGTGCTATTTGGTTTTAGACACCGTGTGTGTGTATTTTTTTATACTTTATATAGTGTGTGATGTGTTAAAAGAACGGTTGTCCTGTTTTTTTGGCAGTGTCTAGGTTTTCTTTGATCACGCCGCCCATCACTTCTCTATCTTCATGGCAGGTGGCATACATTTCATCTAGTGTAATCGATCCACGCATGAACCATGCCAATTTGAATAGATCAGATTTGAAATTTTTGATTTCGCCTTCCATATCTGTTGTGAGTTTGATAATGTCAGAACTCGGCAGTGTTGCGATCTTTATACGAAAAAATTTGCTGAATCAAATGCTATAGGTATTGTGTATTCGGCAGGTGCTCCGTTCTTAATTTCTTCTTCTGTGGAAGTTGCTTTTTGAGGTTTTAATTGAAATGCTTCTCTATTTTTTTCTAAATGCTCCATAATGGAACTGAAAAATTGTTTGTCAGTATTATCCAAAAACTCTGCGATTTGTTTTATATCTGATACAGTCTCGCCATCCACAGTGATTGATGCTATTGTGTTAGCCACCATGCCTATACTTAAATTGGTTAATTTTTTAAAAGTTTTTTGGAACTGTGCTATTTTTTCCTCATCATTCATTTCTGTATCATCCACAATCTTTTGAATTCTTTGCTGTTCGAATGTTTGAATTGCACTATGAGTGAACTCTTTGTAGGTTAAAGGTTTTGTTTTTACTTCCATGTTTTGGTAAAAAAATGTATCATTGTATTGTGCTGACAAGATTGAAGACAAACTATCCTGTAAATTTAATACTAAGTCTTTTTCAATTGATGTGCCTGGCACTTTGATTGCCACAGTCATGCTGGTTCCGTATGTGGCCATTCTGATAGTCATCAATGCCGCATCGCAATCTATCGAAGGCATTTCCCATGCATTCTTAATTGATGGTATACAACTCTGTATCACTGATACTGTTGCTTCGCCATTCAGCAAAGCGTCTGGAGTTTTTAACAACAGTTCGTCTTTGGCTGTCATAGGATACACAGCAACTTCTCCTGATTCAGGAACTTGAATAGATCCTTCAGAATAGAATTTATAACCACTTGGCAATTTTACAAACTGCTTGGGCTGTCTGTAATACTTCTTTAAAGGATTTACATTCTGTCCTGGTTGTGAATCTGTCATTTTGTTCTCCATAAATACTAAAAAACTTAAATTATGTTATTCTTAATATACACATATTTAGTAATGATAGATAAGTGCGTACTTAATGATTGGCATTAAATACAAGTAACAAGGATTTTGGTATTACATAATGGCAATGACGATTGAAGAACTTTTAGAAAAAACAGATGGCAATGGGGGAATTGCCAGCGAAGACACTGCCAAAAAAATACTGAAGGCTTTGGGTGGGTCTGGCGGCGGTAGCAGTAACAGTGGTGCTCAACGTGAGTTCACAGAAGAAACCAAGAAAACCAGCAAATCAGTTGTTGTATTCAAAAAAGTTTTAGGTGCGGCAGGAGCCGGCTTTGAATCATTAACCAAAGGTGCAGACGGATTGGTTGGTGGATTTGGTGTTCTATCACAAAGCACCACAGGATTAAACAAAGTATTTTTACAATTCACAGCCGACCTAGCGGCAAGAGTATTTGAAAACGTTGACACTTTCAGAAACTTGGCAGAGATAGGAGCCAACACAACACAAACAGTCAGCGATTTCAGACGTATAGCAGGCGACGCCGGAATAGACATGACAAGATTAGCCCAGGCATTAATGAGTGCCAACACATCACTTGCTGGTTTTGGCGGTAGTGCAAACGAAGGTGCAAGAAGATTCAACACAATAATGACATCACTATTACAGAGTGATTTCAGAAAAACAATCGCAGGTCTTGGATTTTCTATGGAAGACATCACAGAAGGCTTTGCTGATTATCTAGACTTACAGACTACTCTGGGTAGATCTCAATCAATGAGTAATTCACAGTTGGTTGCAGGCTCGCAAGAATATCTATTGAGATTGGACCAATTGTCAAGATTGACTGGATTGCAAAGAGATCAAGTGAAAGATGAATTACAAGCAGTGGCAGATGCTAGAGAGTTGCGTTTGATTTCAAACAGTGAAATAGAAGCAACCATGGTAAGGGTCAAAGCGGCGGCACCAGAAATGGTGAGTGCTGTTACAGGATTGTTAGCAAAAGGATTTCCAGAAGGTGGAGAACAAGTTGGTATATTTGCTGTGGAAGGTGTGCGTGAAGCAGTGTCGGCATTGAGAGATGGTGTGCCTGGCGCAAGTGATCAGTTCATTCAAGCACTGGCACGTAACGGTGAAAGCATTGCCAACATGGACGCAGGTCAGAAAAAATTAATTGCTACT